CGTTTATTCGGAGAAACGGTGGCCGTTCTTTGAGGTGGCAACAACGTTCAACACTGTTGCGGACCAGAAAGATTACACCCTGGCGGCCGTTGGGGCGCTAGTAACTCTTGGTTTGCGAGAAATCGCAGCCCTTCGCACAGACGCCCACGTTATCTCTTTCGTGGGGCGTGATGCCGGCGATGTTGTCTACCCGTTGAATGTGGCCGGTTCAGGTTCTCCCTGGTGGTGGTCGTATTGGGGTGAAACGGTTCGTCTGTATCCGACACCGCAGGGTGTGGAAACAGTGAATGTTCGTGGATACAAGAACCCGACGGCTTTCGGGGCTGGTGTATCCGATTCGACGGCACCAACGGATCTACCTGATCCGTTCCACATTGTAGTGGCAACGTACGGGATCGCTCGTGCTTACGAGCAGCAGGAAGATCCGACGATGGCGGCACAGTATTTTCAGATATTCAACCAGGAACTCGACAATCTGAAAGCCCGCTACGACGACATGCCGGCACCGCAGCCAGTGATGTTGAATGGTAGGAGTACGTCGCTGTGGCGTTCCCAGTCGCTTCTCCCGAATCGTCTACGTTACTCCTGGGAATAGCCGGTGCCTAGCCAGTTCAAGTTAGAAACCCTGGAATCGTTTACCGGAGGTCTGAACCTTCGTACCGACCAGTTCAACCTTGAAGACAACGAATCACCGGATCTTCTGAATGTTCTCGTTGACCCCCGTGGTGGTATCCGCATGCGGGATGGTGTTGACCGGCGCAACACGACTGCTCTCAGCGCCGACGTGAAAGGTATCTGGGCGCTTCACACGGATACCGGTACAAACCAACTGATGGTCAACTATGGCACCAAGGTCGCCTATTCTGCGACCTCGAACTTCACGGATCTGACCGGGATCACGGCCCGCACGGATGGTTCCAGGGTTTACGGCATGACTATGAACAATGTGGCATACGGTGTGTCGTACGACAAGGTGTCGTTCAAGTGGGATGGTTCGTCCGCCGCTGACCTGGGGGTCACTCTCGATGGGTCGGCCGGCAACTTCCCCCAGGCCCAGTATGTGGCGTTTTGGAACAACTTTGCGTGGGCGGCGTACACCTACGAATCAGGCACCGGTCACAAGTATCGGGTTCGCTGGTCGAATGCTAACAACCCGGAGAAATGGTCAGCGACTGACTTTGTCGACATCGACAAGGGCGAGCACGGTGATTACATCACCGGGTTGTGTGCGATGGGTGACCGCCTACTGATTTTCAAGTCGAACAGCGTGTACGCCGTTTTCGGATTCGATTCGGATTCGTTCCAGGTTGTGACCCTGACAGACAGTGTCGGTTCTGTACCCCTGTCTCAGCCGGTATCAACTCCGTACGGGGTGTTCTTCTGGTATGCCGACCAGGGCGTCTTCTCTTACAACAGGGAAAACTTTGCTTGGATCTTTGACAAGATTGCGCCAGCCATCGAGGATGGGCGCATCTCGTTTGCGTCGAATCCGCAACTGGCGTGGGGTAACCAGAAGGTGTATGTCAGTGTCGACTGGACGGTGGGGGGTGTAACGACGCGCCGAACATTGGTTTACGATCCGACTTTGGGACCGACGGGTGCCTGGGTGCTGACAGATATTGACGCAGCCCCCCTGTATTCTTATCGGCCTCCGAACTCGACGCCGACGGTTTACGCTGGGTGTGTTGCTAACACGGGAGTCGTTGTCGATGTCGAGGATGAGCAGAACCGTACCAGTGACCGCTATGTGGGTTCGACAGAGGCCCACATTGCGTCGCATTTCTTCACTAGGTGGATGACGGGTAAGAATCCGATTGTGAAGAAACGGTGGGGTAGACCGCGGATGGTTACATCCGCTGAGGCGACGATTACGATACCAGTCCAGATTTACAAGGATTACGACAAGTCGGCATCGACGAACTCGTTCAATGTGAGTGTCCCGGGGAAGACTTCTACGTCCAGGTGGGATACAGCCAAGTGGGATGACGCCGACACTGCTTCGGCGTATCTTGCCGAATGGGACGCTATTGCCCAGTCATTGACTGCGGATGTAATCAACTTGCCAACTCTTGGGACGGCCAGGAGTGTAAGTATGAAGGTGAATGGGCCAACGTCGGATAATCATTGGGAGGTCAACGCGTTGGCTTTCACATATACGCCAAGGAGACTCAGGTAGATCATGGCAACACTGGCTGTAACAAACTCGTTCGCTGCTGGGACGACAATCGTCGCTGCGGACATGAACGAAAACTTTGATGACGTTGAAGCGTTTATCAACACCACACCTGGTGTTGTCCAGAAGGACATCGTTGACGCCAAAGGCGACATTATTGCGGCTACGGCTGCTGATGCGGTATCCCGTTTGGCGGTGGGTTCCAACACTTATGTTCTGACTGCTGATTCCACAGCGGCGACGGGCTTGGCCTGGGCTGCACCTACGACGGGTGACATTACCGGGATCACGACTGCGGCTGCTTCGGGTTTGGCCGGAGGTGCGACCTCCGGTACGGCTACGTTGACTTTCAGTCCCGCTGGTTTGACTGCTGCTCAGAACTTTGGGGCGGATGGTGCGGGGGTGGATATTACGTTCCATTCGGCTACCGCTGGCGACAACATGCTGTGGGATGCCTCGGAAGAAAAACTGGTCATCACTGGTACTGATGGTCAGACGGCTCTGGACGTAGCGGACGGCAACGTCACTATCACCGACACTCTCACTGTGTCTGGTGGCCTGGTGGCCCCTCTTGCGATCAACGCCCAGACCGGCACGACCTACACGTTCGTGCTGGCTGATGCCGGTAAGTTGGTCACCTCATCGAACGGTTCGGCGCAGACGATCACGGTGCCGCCAAACTCGGGGGTGGCCTTCGACATCGGCACGCAGATCATCGTTCAGAACATTGGGTCGGCTAACGCCACGCTGGCTACGGCGGGGACTCCGACGCTCAACTCGAAAGACTCGAACCTAGAGATCGACGGTCAGTTCGCAGCGGCGACGCTCATCAAGACGGCGACCGATGCTTGGTCGATCATCGGCGCACTTGCCTGATGGCTATTCGCCCAGCCGATCACGGGGTCGTCGCTAGTGCCGGTGGTGGTGTGTTTGAGTATTCGACTACCGGTTCGCCAACTGTTACCACTCACGGGATCTACACCTCGTTGGAGTTCACTGGGACCGGCACGATGGTCGTCGTATCCAACCCCGCCAACCTCACGATGAACATCTACACGCAAGCCGGGGGCGCAGCGGGCCAGTACCAGACGTATGGCGGCGGTGGTGGTGGCGGCGGTTCTGTCACAACCACAGACCAGGTGATGACCGTCGGCACTTGGAACATGACTATCGGGGGTGGAGGGTCGAATAGCACCACGGTCGGGCCGTCGTCCTCTCCGTCAATAACCGGTACTGCTGGTGGTACTGGTGGCACCACTAGTACGGGTGGCAGCGGCGGCTGTGGTGGTGGTGGTGGTGGTGCTAATGGAACCCAAGCGGGTGGTACAGGTTCCCAAGGCTCCAACGGCGGGGCGGGCAACAGTCGGTATGCTGATTTCGCTTGGCACTACGCCGGTGGCGGCGGCGGCGGTATGGGAGCAGTCGGTGGTGCCGGTAGCAACATCGTCCCGACCGGTGGCGTCGGGGGTGCCGGTATCTACAACGATTACAAGACAGGTTCGAGTATCGGATATGGCGGTGGCGGTGGTGGCTCCGCCGAGAGAGAGACTTACGTTGCGGGGCGTGCCGGTGCTACCCCCACTGGCGGCGGTGCTGCCAACGGCGGTGACGGTGCAACGAACACGGGCGGTGGCGGTAGCGCCAAGGGCACCGGCACAGGCGGCGGTCGGACCGGTGGCAGCGGGGTCGTCGTCGTGCGATGGGTGACCCCCTGATGGCGCACTACGCAGAACTAGACGCAACCAACACGGTCCTACAGGTGGTCGTCGTTCACAACGATGTCACGACCATCGACGGCGTGGAGGACGAGCAGCGGGGCATCGACTTCCTCAACGGCCTGTACCCCGATTCGGGGACATGGGTCCAGACCTCCTACAACCGCAACTTCCGCACCCGGTACGCATCCGTTGGCGGCACCTACGACACGGCCAGCGACCTGTTCATTGTCCCGCAACCGTTCCCGTCGTGGATTCTCAACGAGGACACAACCGACTGGGAGCCACCGACCCCAAAACCCGACGACGGCTACGTCTGGGACGAGGACACGACCTCATGGGTCGAGATTACTGAGTGATGGCTGAGCCGACCGACATCCGCCAAGTCAGAATCCCCACCGTCGCGGTCGGGCTGATTATGTCTGTGGCAGTAATCGTCGGCGCAGTCACATGGTCCTCCGCACGCCTGGTGGCGCGCATCGACCATTTGGAAGCAACAGTGGCGTCCATTGAGGA